AAGATCTGCGAGCTCGCAGAGGCACGTTCAACACGCCATGGAACGCACCTAGCAATCCATTGTATGCCATGCCCGAATTGAAATTCATCAACGACACGCTGTCAGATCTAATGGACGAGAGGGCCATGGAGTTGTACAACGAGGCCAAGAACTCCAACAAGAAACTGGCAGTGATGTGGAGTGGTGGAATTGATTCCACAGCAGTGCTGACATCGTTATTGAAAAACATACCCAACAACGAACACGACATGATAGAGGTCATCATGACAACTTCCTCGATATATGAGAATGTTGAATATTGGAAAAAATACATCAATGGAAAGATCAAACAATCTTTTTATCTTGATATAAGTTTGAACACACACTTTCTTGACAAATACATTTTACTACACGGCGACCCGGGTGACTGCTTGTTTGGTCCCAGTATGCCCATGTATAAAGATTATTTTCTCAAAGGCCTGCACAAACAACCGCATAGCATATACAAAATAAAAATTAAAAACTATTTGACAGACGATCTAGCAGTAGATTTCAATCAATGGTACTATGACAAAATAAGTCAAAGCATAGGCGAGATTGAACAGCAAGATTATGTATCAACTGTTGCAGATTTCTGGTGGTGGACCTATTTCAACTTCAAGTGGGAATTCAGTTGCCAACGTCCATTCTTTTATATGAGAGCTACCAGCGACAAAGACGGAATGCTCTTGTACAAGAAACCAATATCATATGAGCATCAACAACGGTTTGCAAAAAATACTTTTTTCAACACAGACAAATTCCAGCAGTGGTCCTACACCAATTTAAAAAGATTAATTCCTGACAATGACCAGTCACAACACAAAATAGATGTAAAAAGATATGTGTATGAGTTTGATCACAATGAAATTTATTTTGTTGAAAAACCAAAGGTGGGAGTCAAGAATCCCACACAACACATAGATATCGATAGACCAGTTTATTATGACAACAACTGGATAGGTTATAGTGGAAACGAAGACAACAGCACTGTTGATAAAAGTATGAGATATCTCATAGAAAGGTACGAGGGTTAGCAACACATTAAAGATATGGAAAACTATCACAGCAAAAAATATCCAGTTGATCATGTGAAAAAAATTAGATCATCTCGAATGGTCGATAACGGAGAGGTCCAACAATATCTAAATCAAATAAAAAAAAACAAGTTTGCCGTTGCTTGGGTTCTTATTCCGAGGATATTGCTAGGAATTCATGACACTCGTCCTCGCAGAGGCACGTTCAACACGCCATGGAACGCACCTAGCAATCCATTGTATGCCATGCCCGAATTGAAATTCATCAACGACAAAATGAGTGACTTGCTGGACGAGAGAGCCACGGAGTTGTACAACGAGGCCAAGAACTCCAACAAGAAACTGGCAGTGATGTGGAGTGGTGGAATTGATTCCACTGCGGTATTGGTTTCGTTGTTGAAAAACATACCCAACAACGAACACGACATGATAGAGGTCATCATGACAACTTCCTCGATATATGAGAATGTTAATTTTTATTTTAAACACATCAGTAACAAGTTAAAACAAAAAAATTACATAGATATAAATCTAGATGTTGATTTCTTAGATCAGTACATTCTATTACACGGAGATCCAGCCGACTGCTTGTTTGGTCCCAATATGCCGTCGAGCAATAATCAAACTGTTAAAAATTATGAGTCATCGGGCATCCATTTAAAATTACACAGCATACATAAAATAAACATCAAACACCCTTTGCTGTCAACATATCAATTAGGTTTTGATTTCAATCAATGGTACTATGACAAGATAAATCAAACAATACAACAGGCTGGACAATCTGATTATGTATCAACTGTTGCAGATTTCTGGTGGTGGCAATACTTCAACTTCAAGTGGGAATTCAGTTGCCAACGTCCATTCTTTTATATGAGATCTTTACAGCAAGATAGCAAAAGAATACCCATGTACAAGAAACCAATATCATATGAGCATCAACAACGGTTTGCAAAAAATACTTTTTTCAACACAGACAAGTTCCAGCAGTGGTCCTACACCAATTTAAAAAATTTGATACCCAAGGATGTATCACAACACAAAATAGATTTAAAAAAATATGTGTACGAGTTCGATCACAATGAAATTTACTTCAGGACAAAAACAAAAGTAGGAACCAAAACTCCGGTAAATGTTTTGAGAGTTGGCAATGTGAATGGTGCCATCACGATAAATCCTTTTTATTATGACGACGAGTGGGTAGGACACGCCTGGAATGAAGACGATCATATGGTCGCTAAAACTTCCAGATTGCTTCTGGATCGCTACACAGGATAATAATTAACGTTATGTCAAATGAGTTATATGGATTAATAGACCCGGCCGCTAATAAATTTGTCGTGGTGTCAACAAATTTTTCTGCTATTAAACAAGTACAATTTGTCATAATGCAAAAATACTTCTATCCGGTATTAAACATAACCCAAACAATAGATTACCAAAAAAAATATAACACTGAGTATAGAGATATAATATTAGATAACATAGACAATACCAATTGTGTAAAATATGGTGCCAACACGACCATGATTCAAAGTCTAGAGCAAACAGTGTCACTGCATAATGCCAAAGAATCCGGTATCATGATTTCACCAACTGACATAGATATTTCCTATAAATTGAAAGATGTATTAGAAATAATATTAGAAATTTTTGAAATTGTTCAAATACAGATAGATTCAATAAAAAAATTTAAAATAGATTCAACCAGAGATAAAGATAATGGAATAAAAGAATTTTTTAATTTTTTAAAACTATTAGTGGACACACCAGATCATGGTGAGGAATTAAAAAAAATATTTGAACAAGAGCTAAATTTAAACGATCTTTCCGGTGCAGATTTGCACGACTACCAAAAATGTGTTACAAGATTTTTAATCGACTCTTTTAATAAAATAGACATTTCAAACAACAACTGTGTTCTAGACTTTATCAACGACATGATAGATAAAACATCAAAAATAAAAAACACAATGAGTCCGCGTTATCGATATTTTACATTAGAAGACGGATTTGACAATTTGAGTTCTTTTCAAAAAAATCCAAATCTATATAAAGATTTACTCAAAGATCAAAGCATGATAGAACATATAAGATTTTTTTTGAGCAAGAAATTAAATGAAATTACAGCTCGTTAAGTTCCGAAATTCTCCATTACCCAAATCTGTCAAAGACAAATTTGCAAAATCTAATACAGTATCAAATTGGTTAAGCATGGGACATGATCTTCCTTTGAGTAGGTCTGTGTATCCAGAAAATCCTTATGGTATGTACTGGAGTCAGATTTATAAATTAATGCAAGGTATTTCAGACTGGCGAGCCCGATCGGGTACTTTTAATAATCCATGGAACGCACTCAGCAATCCACTGTATGCCATGCCCGAATTGAAATTCATCGATGATAAATTAGAGGACATTTATGATTCACGAGCCACGGAGTTGTACAACGAGGCCAAGAACTCCAACAAGAAACTGGCAGTGATGTGGAGTGGTGGAATTGATTCCACGTCGGTATTGGTCTCGTTGTTGAAAAACATACCCAACAACGAACACGACATGATAGAGGTCATTTGTAATACCGATTCTATTTTTGAACATCCAGAATTTTTTATGAAATTTATTTACAGAAAACTAGCAATTCGAAGTTCTGTTTTCTTTTTAGTCACAAACGAGTTCCTAGATCAGTACATTCTATTACACGGAGATCCAGCCGACTGCTTGTTTGGTCCCAGCATAAGCAGAATGAAAATGGCTATACGTCAAGGAGTTCACCACGAATCCTGGCAAAAAAATATGGATCTGATAAAAAAACCATTGATACAAATTCTAGAAAACAAAAACAATTTTTATACAACTCATTTGCCAGAAAACTATCTTTCTGACGAGCATATCCCGGAGTTTTCGAAAAACTGCGTTGATTGGTTTTGTGAAAAACTCTCAAATAATATTATTGAAAACAAACACAATGATTATCTCACTAGTATAGCAGATTGGTATTGGTGGACATATTTCAATTTCAAATGGGAGTTCAGTTGCCAACGACCGTTTTTATACAATAACAGCGGAGAACATATATCTTTTGAAAAACAAAAATTTTTCTCTAAAAATACTTTTTTCAACACAGACAAGTTTCAGCAGTGGTCCTATACTAATTTAAAGTCACTTATTCCAACAGCAGACATGACCAAACACAAATCTTTAGTTAAAAAATATATTTTCGACTATTCTAAGATGACCGAGTATTACAAGTATAAAAATAAGATTGCTGGACAACAACCGGGATTAAAAATAACACAACCGGACCTCTTATTTGATCAATATTGGCAACCAAACCATGATGTTGATAATTTTTATGATAAAATGCTGAGCGAGTACAAAGGATAGTTATATGTGTATATTATTTAAAACTAGCCAGAAAACACATATTATCATTGATTTAATTGGTAAATATCAGCAAGTCAAGAATGTAAACACAGCCTTGATTTAACGTTAAATAAAAAGGAAGAAACACAATGACAAAAACAACTAAAATCAGATGGGTTATTGCACACGAGCCTTTATCTTTATTCGTAAGAGCGGCTAAAGATTTCCAAGATTTCGTGAACAGAGCTCAGACTGCAGAAAAAATCGAAGTTGAAATCATGACATTAAGAGAGTACAGTGACAAATACAACAACGGTGTATTAGTTACTAAACACGACTTATTAGACTTGATGGAACAAGGTAAAATTGAAATGTCTCAAATGTACACTACATGGTTAGCAGAGCATTATGAACAAGATATGTTAGCATTAGAAATGCCTTTCATATTTGCAGATCATGATCATGCAACTAGAGTGTTAGAAGGCGAAGTAGGTGAAGAATTATTAAACAAAATCACTGAAAAATCTAACGTTAGAGGTATGGCATTTACTTACTCAGGTGGTTTCAGAAACGTAGTTTCTAACAAAAAAGTTAGCAAACTAGGTGACTTAACTGCGTAATAAATGAAACTTAGAACTAACAGAAATCCGGTTGCTCAAGAAACCTTCAAAGCACTAGGTGTCACGGATAGACACGTTTGTGAAATAGAAGATCTAAAAGGTGCAATCGAAGAAGGAAAATGTGAAGGCGGAGAAGGAGTTTACTCTAGAGTTTACCCTTTGGACCAGAACGAAGTGACCAAATCGGTTATTGATACGAAACACAGTTTGTTCTTAACAACCATGATCATGCGTAATGATTTCTATGAGAAATTATCTCCAGAAGTCAGGGCTGTTTTAAAAGCGGCCGCAATTGATGCCGGAAGAAAAGAACGTGAAACAACGATCGCTGATGGAGAAGAAGCCAAGGCTAGATTGAAATCAGAGGGTGTTAACGTTCACGAGCTTACCCCGGAAGAAACAGCAGAGTTCAAGGAAAAGACTAAAACGGTGTACGAAAAGTTCGAACCAACATTTTCACCTGGATTACTTGATAGAATCAAGAAAGCCTAGTTAGTTTTAAATCAACTTTTAAAAAGGGTCGCTTCGGCGGCCCTTTTTTTTTGACTAAATTTTTAATATTGTTCTTGCTTCAGAGACGGAAGCCACAGAGCCATTTGTTTTTTCTATCGAAGATACGCATTGTTCTACTAGCTCTGCATTTGATTTCGCGAGCACATTTTTTTCGAGGTAGATGTTATCTTCCATGCCAACCCTAACATGGCCACCTTTTTGATGAACATATTCTGCTATAGGCAAAGACATCTTGCCTACTCCCAGAGCACACCAAATTGAGTCTTCCGGTAAAATTTTTAACGCATAATCAATTGTGTTGATGGAAGACTCCCATCCGTATTTGACTCCTGTCACTATTTGCCATATGGGTTGTCTGCTCGTAAGTCCGTCACTAATGAGTTTTTTTGCAATTCTGAGATCACCGCTGTCAAAAATTTCAAATTCCGGAAGTGTGCCATATGACTGTATTTTCAAAAGCATCTCAGCAACGACAGGGATAGAGTTTATTCTAACACCGTCGTCATCTTGCATCATGGTGTTAAAGTCTAGACTACATATATCAGGACGTATACTATCTATGTGTTCCACTCTTGTTTGAGCATCCATTAATCCAGAATTATCATTTGTTAATGGCTTATACACAGCACCCGGGCCTGTGGTGAGATTAATAATAAGATTTTCGTTCTTGTTTCTTATCAAGTCAACAGTTTTTTGGTAAAGATCTTTGTCCATAGACGGTTTACCGTTATCTGGATTTCGAACGTGTATGTGTACTATGGAAGCACCCGCCGCCGCGGCATCCAACGAGGATTGTGCAATTTGTTCCGGTGTTATTGGCAAGTATGGTGTGGAGTTTGGATCAGTTTTACCACCAGTTACAGCACAGGTTATAATTGTTTTCATTAGTAGTTATATTTAAGTTGTGTGTTGACAGGTGAGAAAAAAAATGTTACAATTAGAGTATTATGCCACTTACACCAATTGTTATTGAACAAACATCAAAAGGCGAAAGAAGTTATGATATTTTTTCTCGTCTTTTAAAAGATAGAATTATAATGTTGGACGATGTAGTTGATGAAAGACTAGCATCGGTGCTAACAGCACAACTTTTATTTCTAGAGTCACAATCAGCAGACAAAGATATTACACTGTATATCAATTCTCCCGGAGGATCAGTTACAGCCGGTATGGCAATTTATGATACCATGCAATACATCAGATGTGATATAAGAACTGTGGTTTTAGGACAAGCCTGTTCCATGGGATCATTGTTAGCCCAAGCAGGCACGACCGGTAAACGTTTTATTCTGCCACACGCAAGACACATGATACATCAACCATTAGGTGGAGCAAGAGGACAAGTAACAGATCTACAGATACACATCAATGAAATATCTAGAATGAAAAAGTATCTTACTGAAATCTATGTTAAGCACAACACCAAAAATAAAACTTATGAAATGTTGGCCGCGGACATGGAAAGAGATAATTTTATGACACCCGAACAATCAGTAGAATACGGACTTGCCGACGAAATAGTAACAAAGAGACCAAGTCCAGAAACAATTTAAAAATTTTGATTTATGGATAGTATTCCAGTTGTTCTAGAAATAGATGCACAACAAAATTCTAAATACAGTATATTGTTTAATGAAAAAAAACTATTCGAAGACATAACATCAGATGTTAAGGTTAATAAATTTGACGTTCATGCAATCAAACATAAATTTAATTCAATAACTATAAAAGGTAACGTTGTAGTAAATCGTTTGGAACTTGATGGTATAGACACTCGTTATTTTATTCATCATGGATTCACTAGTAATAAAAATAGAGGAAATGCAGATTCCATTTTCGTAAAATTTTATTTTTATACACCCATATGGAAATGGTATATAGATTGGATAAACAATGACAATTCATCTTTCAGACAAATATCCAAAGATCATTCGGGATTTATTCCGTTATGACAACAATTTTGGACCATCGAATAGTTTCAAAAATTTAAACTTCCCGTTTGATTATGATCTATCTAAACTTTATGAAGAAGCATCTAGTTTTGATTGGATCGGGCCCGGAAAAACAAAGAGTTTAGAAAAAATTGATCGCATTCTATTATACAAATCTAAATCAGAAAGTAATATCATAGGTATTCCTATTGTACAGCAGAAGCATGACGAAAAAGAAGAGGTGTGTTTCAATACAGAATCATATCCTGAATGGAATAATTTTTTAAAAAACATAAAATTATTAGGCGGTGTTCTACTTATAACTATGAGTAAAATGAGTCCGGGTGGATTCATATATCCACACAAAGATTCAAATTTTGTTGCACACAAAATATATTTTCCGTTGAATTGGCCACGTGGTTGTTATTTTAAAATTTACAAAAACGGATTAGTAGACTTTTCTGATCTTAAACCAAAAATTATAAATTCTGGAGAGTATATACATTCGGTCATTAATGACAGCAAAGAAGAAAGAATTATTGTCAGTATCTTTGTTGATTGGAATGTAGAACCATGGAAAAAGATATTTGAAGAAGAATTTTAATCTTTATGATGTTTAAAATCTAATTCTAATATCTTGATAATTTGTTTATTAATATTTTCTCGCATCACAGTTATTTCATCCTTCACAACCGAACGTTGTTCTCCGTGTGTGTATTCCAGTTGTTGTAATAACTCCCACAAGTTTATTTGAAAAGTCATGAGCTCTTCTCGTGCCAGAAACTCCTCAAATTCTAATTCAAATTTTTTATGATCGGTATGTCCGATCGACATATATATAATAGCAGTTATAATAATAACAAAAAAATAACGCATAGGAAAGTATTTACATGAAACATTTGATAATGATAGCAACCGCGGTAATGCTCGTGTCATGCACGGCTATACCGACTTCACCAAAAGTTTCTTTTGGTAAAAAATGTTTGGCGTCTACAGATAAGGTCACGTATTCATATGTATGGATATATGACAAAAATTCTGGTTTGCCGGCCAACACCGAAGATTGTAAATTGATAGAAAAAAAGAAGTAATACTATTATTTTGATGAGCTTGTTGCTTTGTCAACCTCTTCAAAATCTTTGGTTATCTCGTCTTGTTCAACCTGTTGCTTGAATTTGTTACATTCAGCCGGGTTGAACATACAACCTAGGACCAATCCAATAGATCCGTCATATATGTTCGGCTCTTTGTTACTTGCTACGTCTTTGTTTTTAGACGCACAACTTGTCAAAAGAATGGCGAATAAAAATAATATCAATATTTTTTGAATTTTTAAAAATTTCATAATTACGCCATATTTATAATAGATTGATATCGACATGTCAATACAATTTCAACCGGTGAACAAATCTGCTCACCGGTTTTTACCATACACAAATAATTTAGAAGTTGGACGGATCTACTTTGATGTGTTTTAATATTTTGCCAGCATTTGATCCATGCTTGATCATGTAGCCAGTTGTTCCGTTTCCGTATGTGTCAACGGATTGAACTGCTCTTTTCATAGCGTTCTCTTTGTGCTCGATGTCTTTCTTTTTGTAATATGAGGACATCATATAAGTGTGTCTATCTTTGGTGTACATAAGTAACCTCCTTTTTTCTTTAAGTTGGCCACTTTTAACTGATGTGGATCAGCCACTTTATGTCCATGTGGATGGTTCAGTATTTATATGCAAATAGCACATATCACCTATGTTTATATTACAACCCAAAACAAAAAAAGTCAAGTTGATCGTTGACCGAATTTGTTTGATAGTGTATAGTGTGCTATAAGTAAATGCAAATAATAACTATTCGCAACTAATAAAATTATGATTACCACTCTACTAGCAACCACGTTTGTAATAGCCAGAGAAGGACTTGAAGCATGGCTGATAGCGGTGCTGGCCATCACAGCGGCCAACAACAATCCCAAACATATAAAAGTCATTATATGGGCAGTTTTAGGGTCTATTTTGGCCACTATTGCTTTGGGCACTACAACTGCCCAGTTATTAGGCAATCACGCAAATACAGAGCGATTTGAAGGGTTTATAGGGGTCATTACAGGTGTTGTACTAGCCTGGGTAGCATGGTTCTGCCATAGTGCCAGCCAGCACGTTAAAGCCTTGCCTTTTGGAAACTCTTTGTTATTAGGACTTGCTGTTTTTGGTATAATGTTTCGAGAAGGAGTCGAAGTGGTTATATTCCTTACAGGCATAATCATCGATAGTCAGGACATTCAAATGGTATATTTGGGTATTTTGGCTGGTTTGGTAATATTGGTGACTGTATCAAAAATTATGTATAATCAAATAACAAAATTACCCATCAAAAATATTTTTAAAATTAGTCGTTGGATTTTTAGCATACTTGCTGTATACTTTCTATATACAGGTATTTCAGAAATAATTGAATACGGTATTTGGCCCCAATAGCTCAGTTGGTAGAGCAACTGATTTGTAATCAGTAGGTCGTCTGTTCGAATCGGACTTGGGGCACCACATCGATGTGGGGGTATAGCTCAGTTGGGAGAGCACTTGATTTGCATTCAAGGGGTCGTGGGTTCGAATCCCTCTACCTCCACCAAACGGTCCCTTCGTCTATCGGTTAGGACACGTGGTTTTCATCCTCGAAAGAGGGGTTCGATTCCCCTAGGGACCGCCAACATTAAATACAAACATGAAATACGGACATTATTCAGATAATCAATTTCCGACATTTAATCACAAAGATTACAAAACAAATTCACACGGTTTTAGATGTCCAGAATTTTCTCCTCTGCCGGACGGAGGAAAAAATATAGCAGTTCTAGGATGTTCTCATACTTTCGGCGAAGGTCTGGAACAACCCGAAATTTGGATCTCACAGTTAGAAAAATTATTGAATAATAAAAGGTTAAGATTTTGGAATCTGGCACAACCCGGAGCATCTCCCGATATGTGTGTAAGGATGTTGTATGCATCTGAAAAAGTGTTGTTTCCTAAAATTATTATAGTGTGTTGGCCAGCATGGAGCAGAAGAGAACGTTTAGACATATATCCAATTTCTATAACAAGCGATGACAATTCCCTGAAATATGAAACCAGTGTCACAGATCAAAACAATTTTTTAAAGTGTGTGTTTCAGGTTGAGAAATTTGCCGAATATAATAATGCTGTTGTGTTTCATTGTTTTGCTCAAGATATCTACATGATACCCGATACTAGATATGTCCTCGACGACAGTTCATTGAGATCTTGTTGGCCTGTGTGGGACAATCACCATGGTGCCGATGCTAGGAGAACCATTGAAGAAAAACCAGATCTGGCCAGGGATGGAATACACTATGGCACAAAACATCACCGTACATTTGCTGAGAATATCTATAATCGTTTTAGTAGTAAAATAAAATAATTTTAGGTCAATGCCCACAAACGGCTTTTGGTATCTTTCTTTATTTTAGAATATATTTTTTTAAACTCTTCCATGTCTGTAAATTGTTGTTCAGAAAAATTTAGAGCGGTGTTCCAGTTTTGTATTTTGTTAAAATAAACTTTATCAACATCATATCTATGAGCGATATCTAACATCAAAGGCATTTCGTGCCAGTTGTCTTTCTGTACGACCATGTGCAAATTAAAAATAAATTTGTCTTTGATGTGCTTGATAAATTCGAGGTTCTCTAGAATTTTTTCAAAGTTGCCTCCCAGTCGAAGTTTTTCGTATGTATTTTTAGTGGCACCATCGATGCTGATGCCTAGCACAGTCAATCTATCAAACATCTCTTTGTTTTTTATATACATTTTTTTAACAAGCAGTCCGTTAGTTTGAAGGCTAAATTTCAGATGCTCAAGGTGTTTGGTGTTTTTTATAAAATATCTATAGACCAAACTTGCGAAAGGATCGCCGTCGCTACCGATGTGTACATTTGTATTAGTCTGTTGTTTTTTCAAATAATCTATAATCTTATCTGCTATAGACATTCTTTTTTTGAGTTCGGGTCCGGATTTGTAAAATATCTGTTTGTTCCTACAACTTGGACAAAATAAATTACAACTTTCATCGATGGCCAATCTAATATTTTTTATTTTCACATTTGGTACTGTTTCCGGCCATCCTAGGTCTCTGTCTTTTAACAAAAATGTGCATTGATGATTATTGCAGTAACGGTACGATCCGTCTGCAATAGATTCCTGAAGTATTTTTGCTGTGTTTGAAGTAATAATTTTTTCCAAAGGTTGTACTTGTATATTACCAACACTCTGTGGTAACCAAGCCTGGCATTCGCAAAGATAACAGGAACCGTTTTTATCAATTAAAACAGTATCAAAAGGTCTAGTACAGTAAGAGTTAAACTTAAGATCTTTGCTTGTATCTATGTTATACCAGTCAAATAAACGTTGATTTATCATGATGCACATTTAATTAGTCACAAAATTAACAGCCATTTATTTTTGTAATTAAATAAGAGTATGGAACTTGAAAATTTAGAAAACAGTAGTTACGGTGTAAAAATTAAAACATCATATGATGAGATGATCGAGAACTTTGACGAGATAGTTCAACTGCAAGATCAGTATAAATTGCTTATTTTTAAGAACATTGATCTTTCAGCAGATCAACTGGTATCGATTATAAAAAAAGTGGGTGAGCCAGTCAGACATGCAAAATGGAGAACCAATGCATTGCAGAGTCATCCAGAAATATATGTGCTCACAAATGACAAAACCAAAGGACAATTGAGTCCAGAGATTTGGCATATCGATCAATCATTTTTACAAAATCCTCCTACGCATAGTTTTTTATATTCATTAAAAGTGGCTCAGGAAGGTGGAACGACTGTGTTCTCTGATCAATCGGCTGTGTATAGAGATCTTCCCCTAGATTTAAAAAAGAAAATTACAGGAAAAGTTTGTATACACGAACACGCTACTGACTATCATCTAGCGGCTGTACCCAATCCGGATGAACTAAAAGGAATTGGTGGAGGGGAACCTGTATATCATCCACTGGTTATGCCACACTGGACGACAGGTGAAAATTGTTTATTTTCTGTGTTTGGTCATATTAGAAAAATATTGGGAATGGAACAAGACAAAAGTGATGCACTCATGAAGACGTTACAAGAACACGCAATAAACGAAAATTATGTTTATGAGCACCATTGGGAAGAAAAAGATTTTTTAATGTGGGATAATATTTCTTTACTACATTCGGCTAGAGGAACAGTAGATAGCCTAGACCCAAAACACGAACGATTAATCTGGCGTTTGAATGCCAGACACACACTTGCCTAAAAAAATTATTGTTGTCCGTCGACTAGTGTGAATGCTATCACACAAGGTTCATTAAAAGGATTATACCAGGCATGGCGAGCTCCTCGCTGTACTAAAACATCTCCCTGTGATAATTCAACTTCTTCGTCTCCTTCGTCGAGCAGTAGTTTTATTTTTCCAGAAATAACATATCCATAATCAACAGTTGGTGTTGTGTGCATATAAGGATGTCTCTTGCTAGGCTTAAGATTTTCTAAGGCATTCATTTTTTTAAAACCGTCCTGGGGATTTAATTTTTTCAGTACTTCGTCGTCTTGTGGATCAAACTGTACAACCAAAAAAGTTGTACCTCCCGGTGCCGGAAAGGTTTTGAAATTAGAATCAATTGGATCGTTGAATCCTGTGAAATCTTGTTTTTCGTTTTTGGTTTTCCAGAGATACGTGTGCGTATGGAACGGTCGGTCGTCGCCAAAATCTAAAACTCCCTTGGCAATATCGTTTGACATTACTGTTGATTTGCCTTGTTCGTTGATTCCTGTTACTATTCTTTTAAATGTTTTAATTGTTTTCATAATTCATTATATAATATTTTTAATAATTAAACAACCGTTTTAATTCCGGAACATGATCTTGTATTGCAATACCACGTTGTTTGTTAAAAAAATCAGTCCACAGTTTGGCTTGGTGTAATTTTTGTTGATAGAAAATTTCCGTTTCTCCTTGTGTCATTTTAAGTACATCCGCCAGTGTGTTAACACATCTAACGTTGTAAAAATTTCCCAATTCGTAAAACTTCATTCCTTTTTGGGTATAATGATTTACTGCATCCACGGTGCGAGATTTTTGTTCCTCTAACATGGGTTGAGGTATCAAACGATTAGAAGTATACATGGGCGACGTCACAAGTCCTATATCCATGTCTCTTATGTCTGTGTTGTCATGTATTACTTGTATCTGTTCCGGAACGTTAAAAGACGAGTGTAACGTCAAGGATGTACGTACACATATACTGTGTCCACTCTTACACAACCTTTCTATGTTTTTCATAGTATTAGAATAATCACCGCCCCTGATCCATTCATATTGCTTACCTATACCGTCTAGGCTGATGTTGATTCTTAACTTTCCTCGAGGATATTCTTCAACGGCTTTCCATGCATCCTTTGATATCAAACTGAGGTTTGTGGTCATGACTATATGAGGTGGTCTTTTTTGCCTGGCCGCTTCGGACATTACTATAAAGTTTCTTTTTTCTACCAACGGTTCTCCACCTTTCAATTGTATTACTTCCACAGTAGGCAACACTTTTAAAATTTTTTGGAAATCTTCTTCGGACAATTTGTTCATAAACAATCTCTTTCCCTCGATCAGTCTTCCTTCTCTGCCTTCTATGGTTTCTATTCCTGTTTGTTCCTTTTGTATCTTTTTTTCTAGATCATACCATTTTGAACTATAAAGAGGACCACACATGATACAAGTTTGATTGCAAACATTTGATAACGAAAGATCTAAATACAGTATTGGCATATCTTTGTTAGATAAGTTTTTGGGAGGATTGTTGTTTGGAACAACGTCCGCAGTCCAGGTATCAATGGGTGCAGAAAGTCCTCTACTTTTTTTAAATTCACATGTGAAACAATATTCAGGAAATACGTTGTTTTTAAATTGCTGTCTCATACTATTATACTCGATGGAGTTAGTAAAAAACTTTTGTAAGTCGTCGACCTTGCTAATATGTTTGATTACAGGATTTACGGAAGAACAGCACACAACCAAATTTCCGTCCGGGTTGATCGTGAGACCCGACCATGGCAACTCGCAAAGTTTTCCTGGCTTCGAAGAGATGTTTAGTTCGTGTTTGTACTGATTTTGATTCATCTTGATAGATATATTTAATGGTAAAAACATAAAGGTCAAATAAATCTTACGCTAATTTACGCTTCGCTAAAATAATTTTTTGTAAATTTTACGCAATAAGTAAAAAGATAATCAATGACAAATCTTATAATTTTAAATGATTTACCAACTTACGATGTACCATCAAAAACTGCTGGTGCATATAGGATAGCCTCATCTTGCAGACAGCACGGACACTCTGTAAATGTTTTAGATCATTTCAGTTATTTTGTAGATAAAGACCCGGTATCTTTTTTCAATATCTTATCCAAGCAAATTACCAAAGAAACTTATGCTTTAGCAATTAGCGGAACTTGGTTTTCTAGTTTAGACTTTGATCACAAAAAAGTCACAATAAATGATAGCATCACATATGAAGGTACCGGACAATATTCAGATGCCAAATGGTTCAATTGTTTTTACAAACTTTTTACATACATCAAAAAAAATCATCCAAATCTAAAAATATTGTTGGGAGGACACAGTTCCGGGTCTGTCGCCATTTATAACATTTTTGGAAATTTGCCTTTTAACTTTATTGATTACTGGATAAAAGGTTTTGGTGAAAGTTCTATGATTCAATTTTTAAATAATTGTAAATCAAATAAATCAAATCCTGTTGAAAAAATATTACCCGGAGATCCTTTAGGTTTATTATATGATTTTCATAATTGTCCACCCATGTTTTCAAAAAACGATGTAATACTTCCAAACGAAACATTACCTTTAGAATTAAGCAGAGGTTGTAGATTCAAATGTAAATTTTGTTCATATCCTCTGTTAGGAAAAAATCCAAAAGAACATAGATATCTAAGAAGTAAAAATAGTATTAAGGAAGAACTTAAATTTAATTACGACACATGGGGAGTTACTAATTATTTTGTCTTGTGTGATACTTTTAATGAAACAACTGAAAAATTACAAACACTTGCAGATGTTGTTGACGATCTCAAACTTGAATTAAATTTGACTGCATATATTAGATTAGATCTAGTTCATGCACATCAAGAAAAACAAATACCGTTGTTAAAAAAGGTTGGATTACGTTTCGCCAATTTTGGAATAGAAAGTTTACACGATCCCTCATCTAAAGCAATCGGAAAAGGTTTGGGTAAAGAAAAAACAATAAAAGCGTTGTCTCTCATGAAGAAAGAATGGCACAATGACATACACCTACACGGAAATTTTGTTGTGGGATTACCTCATGAAACAATAGACACCATTGAACAAAATAATAAAGAATTGTTGGATGGTACAATAGGATTAGACAGTTATACATGGCATAGCCTAAGCATAGTCAGAAACAGGGGTAAGTCTAGAAGTTTTTCAAGTGAGTTTGATAGGAATTATAAAGATTACGGTTACGATGTATTTGAAAATAATATACCTGGTAGAAACGGAGATGCTTGGAAGAACGAACACTGGGACAGTTTTATGACAGACAGGTTAAGTAGACAATGGAACGAATACGCTAGAACAAATAATAAATCTAAATTAGATGCTTGGCGTATGGCTTCGATTTTAAATTATGGTATATCGTATAAAGAAGCATTGACAAAATATCATACAGATCTACTGTCAGATGAGTATAAGAATTATAAAAAAGTTTTTTTGGATGATTATATTAAGAAAGTAAAAGAAAAATTCTTATAATATGTTTGCCTGCATTACACAGGCAAACATAAAAAATAACAATTAGAATGTAAATTTCATTCCTACTGCCATGTCGTTTGTGTCTGTACCTGATGGTACGTCAGTGATTTCGTAACCGGCGTACATACTAAAGTTGCTACCAATTTTTTTCTCGGCACCATACGTATGATACTTGTTACCATCTTCGATCTCACCGTAACCTGCTGAAAATGTTGTTTGTCCAATGGTGTATGAACCAACTAGTTCATTCGCAGTAGTGTCTAATGATGTTGACTCGACTGATTTAATTGTATAATTGTAACCAAGTGTAACAGCATCGTTTAAATCAAAATTTAAACCCGCACCTTTGTACTCGATCGAATTTACTTTGTCATCTGAGTAAGCAATACCTACATTTAGTTTATCACTTACATCCATAGAAGCCGCAGTTTCATAAACATCAACACCTGATTTACCAGTTGTTCCGTCAACTTTGATCAAGTTATCTAACTGTATTGCACCAAATGTGTTAGAGTAGATTACTGTGTGTGAATCTCTACTGAACAGTTTTTGTGATGCACTATTACCATATTCTGGAAACACATCTGTTTTAGATGTTACTGCACCTTTGAATACAGAGTTTTGTCTACCTGCTGACAGCATACCTGCATCGCCCATGTCAACACCAGCATATGCTAGTTTTGAATCAAATGGTGTTGAGCCAGAATCATCTGCATCGATGTCCACTTCTAATTTGGCAAAGCCGTCGATACCTTCTGATAGGTTGCTCGAGAAATCAACACCGATAGAAGAACCGTTGTTCTCCGCTTTCGATGTTGCCACGCCGTTAGCGTCCTCGTTATTAGAAAGCATATAGTTTAATGAACCATAAACTTTCATATCAGCCGCTTCTGCTGGAGCCGGTTTTAAAACCGACCATAATATGCCAAGTGCAATAATAATCGCTACACCTAGGCCTATTTTTTTCTTTGTTATTTTCATAGTTTTCTCCTTATTTTTGTGTGGCTGTAAAGCCATTCACAAATTCTTTAAACTTCTGGGAATTTTAATTGATTTTTTCTATATGGTAACTTTTATGAAATGTTGTTTTTTCATTTTTTTTACAGACACTATTTATCATAAACTATGTCTATTATTGCTCTTCATCTGAGTGTAAATCATTTAATAATTGTCTCAATTTGGCCCCTTCAACTGTGGCTTTAACTTTACCTATATCGTTTCCTTTTGTAGGATCGATAGTAATATTTTTGTTACTATCATTAATAATTTTACTTTTTTGTTTTAAAGAATCGTACATTGCTGTTGCTGGTTTTTTAAATTGTGAATGATCGCCTTCCTCTTCGATTAAATCTTTTATTCTAAGAGTATCTAAATCAAATTCTAAATCCACTTTTTGTCCCACACCGCTTGAACTTCTTGTTTTCATAAACTGTATTTGATAACGTCCACGCTCTTTCATTGCACGACTTGTAAAGATACCAATCACGTTATCTGCTGTTTGAATCTTACTCAACCCGCCCGAAATATGTGAATGGTCAAACTCGATTTCTTCAACCGATGCTCTATTCAATTGTGATGCCGTTACCATGATCATCTGAGATTCAGTTGCGAAATTTCTAAGTTCTTCCGATACATATTTGTCTTTTATAAAAAGATCTGCAGGACTGATACGTTTACTTTTAGGCATCATCAGATCCAAATAATCAATCAATATACAATCAAATTTCTTTTTATTTTTCAATTCAAGTTCTTTGAGATACGCTTTAATGTCATTTACGTTACTGCCACTTGGTAGATATTTTATCTGTAAAGCACCGGATTTTTTCTCAATCATTTTTACTTTCATTTCCACGTTGTCAATTTCTGGAAATATTCTTCTTGTTGCTATGCCAGACATCATGGCATCGAGTCTCATTGCCACCAATGATTCACTTAATTCAAATGAAAGATAGCAAGTATTCAACCCGGCAGTTGCCCAATTCACAGCAAGATTCTGTAGGAAAATAGATTTACCTGCACCCGATCCTCCAGCAAAAATGTTTAATTCTCCTTTATTAAATCCACCAAACAATTTTTTATCTACGTTTATCCATCCTGTGCTAACCTGTCCGTTGGCACTCTTAAGATCCTCTAATCTTTTTTTAGGGTTTTCAAAATAGTTTGTTCCTAGATCTTTAGTAAGACTTATACTAACAGCCGCTCTGATCTTGTCTTCTACTGGATTATAATCTCCCTTTTCGAGCAAATCTGCAGACTCCAATATTGCTCTCTCCATTGATTTGTGCCTAGAAAATGTTTCAAATTCATCTAGTAGCCAATTAAAATGTGCCGGATCTAGATCCTTTGCAGTTTTTAATTTTGTATCATGTACAGCATTAATTTGTTCAACGTCGGGCATGACTTTATACTCGTCAACATAATCCTTAACAAATTTTGCAATTGGTTGTAGTTTCCTGTCAAAATTTGCAGGTTCAAAAATATTTTGTGCCCTAGCAAATGATTCAGCATCTGCCATTAGCATTTCTAAATAAAGTTTTTGTACGTCAAATGTATATTCAGCCATTTATTTTTCTTTTTAAATCGATCTTAAGTTTATTAGTTTCTGTTCCTTTTAGTATCGACTGTATTGTATATAATCTTCCATATTGTAACACAGATTCGGCCACATCATCAACTCCTTTTTGCCATTCTGGAAAAGATACAGACCACCCAAACTCTATTGCTTGGTCTATTAGTTTTTCTCCGGCTTTGTCCTGATCCGGCACTACAATTACCTGTCTATTCAAACTGTTTATAATATCTTTCTGCGTATCATTGACCTCTGAACCTAAAATGCTCACACCCGAAACAGTGATAGCATCAAAAGGACCTTCGGTCACAATCACAAACTTTCTTTTCCAATCCTGGACATCTATGTTAAACACATAACCCGGTTGTGTTTCTGTCCAATATTTAACTTCCTTGTTTCTTGTATCAAAAATTCTTCCTGTGTGTCCTACTATATTATTTTTCCAATAAAAAGGCACAATTACTCTTCTATGGAAATCTCCTGTTTGATCCGGACTATAATAAAATTTATACCAATCGGGAGAAATACCTCTTTTTTTTAAGTAGTTCAATAATTGATCAATTCTACTATATTGTATATCGGTTAAATCTTTAGCAATGTATTTTTCTAACCAGTAATCTAATGTATGAGAATTTTTTGGTAGACCCTTTGTAACAAAATTTATATTTTTTTTCTGTTGTATGTCTTTATCGCCTTCTTCGTATCGCATGGCTTCGATTGATAATTTTCTTATAGTTTCTTGGCTGATGCCCAACCAACTCATCAATTGCCTTGTTTTAGCATTAAGTTTTCTTCCAACCACGTAAGACGTTTTATAACCACAATTAAAACAATGATAACTTAAAGTGCCATCAGCAGAAGTCATTATTCCACCACGTTTTCTTTTATCTGCACCAGTACCATTGTGTATACAACACGGAGCATTAAAAGATAACCATCCAGAGGGTGTTTTCTTTTTTCCACCAGGCAGTGAATTCAGAATAGTAGACTGAATTAAATTCATATTCTATATTTTACTGTCTATATAGGATTTTGTCAATCACACCGTTGTTACTGCCGGTGTTTTGCCAACTGAATCTGATGTTTTCCCAAACTCCAATGAAATTAAAGTATTTGACTCCGGTTGAATTGGTAAATGTAATTGGGTTGGTTTGATCAGTTGCTGTGATGTCTGCGAAGTCCGAGTCTTGTACTGCTGTTGTGACCAATGTGCCTTGTATCTTAAATGTTCCAGTAAATCCGTTGGTATAAACAGCGATCGTGTGCAAAGAGTTATTACCATTTTGACTAGACTTACCGTCGATGTAAGCAGATGTTTTTGAATATGGTCCTGTTGTTACAGGCCATGTGATTGTTTCATTGCTAGGCACAAATTTTGGAAATGCACCGTCTAGTATCTCAAGTGTACCTTCAGAATTATATGAGGTATTAGCATAGGTCACAGTATAAGTCACAGTAGAATCATCTCCTATTGCAATTTCTCTAATACTGTAATTGTAAAATCCCGGCTCTAGATCTAATAAATCTCCGTCGGTTAATGTTACTGTTGCTTTTCCTCTCGTGCTAACAGTTGACCCGTCGTCTACAAGTGTTAATGTTTTTTTAATGACTGATCTGTCGTTTTTTGTGTCGATCAGATCAAATTCAAATTCTTTGGTCGTAATGCTTTGTACTGCTTGATCTTCGTTTTTGAATACAAATGTTATTGGATTTGATACACCTTTATACACTTTTAGACGTCTATCGTACACTTTTGAGTTCCTTCCATTATAACCATTAATGTAGGCTATTACCACATTGTTTATTAAATACCTTGTAACTGTTTGCATAACACATATTTAACAGTATTTATTGAAACATATGAATGAAATTTTTGAAACATTAAGAAAGAAATTTCCATTTTTATCTCTTATACGAAAGGGAGATATGGAGTTTGTGGGGATCGTGCAAAACCAAGACAATCAAGTGACAAGTTTTTATGATTATGGTAGAATCATGTCTCCAGAAGATAAAATGGATTTTTTGAAATATGGTGAAATATGGTGGTGGGAATCAAATAGAAAAATACCTATTAACATATTTTTAAAAAAAGATTTCCAATACTTTAGATCTACACTGGTAACACTTACCACTAAAGATATCGAAGTTGTACACGGTCCTGTGCTTAGGCTCGATGAGATATCTAAAAAACGAATTAAAAGAAGAACAATTCAATTAATGAGAAGACCTAGTTAGGTTTTTTCTCAATGTATTTCAAGTAATATATAGTCAGTGGATTATTTGGCTGATACGAACTATACTCTATTGATGTTTGTTGATTTCTTTTTTTTGATTTTTTAAGTTTTTTCTTTTTTTGATGGTGCATCAAAAATGTATTTATCATTTGAAATTAGATTCATCTGCACAACTATCAACTGGGCATAAGCAATCGCATGAGATTTTTTAAAAAAATAACTACCGTCTGTTGGACGTGTCCAGACCTCGGTTAATATCGTGTTCCAGTCTTTATACATCAATCCTCTTTTTGCTGGTCTTATAATTGCCAATACAGCCGCAAGTTGTTCAATATTTTTAGGCTCAAGTTTTGAGACAATGTCAAAATGTCCGTTCAAATGGAACAATTGATTTACAACATTTATATCTAATAACATATTCCAGTCGGGCTCTGTCAACATTAATTCAATTAAGTGTTCTTCGGATTTAACTTTTTCGTAAACACTAACATTTAAACAATCAATCTTAAAATATTTTCTATCTTCTGCTCTTTTATAATCTAAACTACAAAAACCTCTCAATGGGTCAACCGGAGCATCGTGAAAATATATTCCTGTTTTATGTTTCTCGGCATTTTCTTTTTTTATTATAGAAGCCGGAATATGTTTGAATAACTTCAACGCATTTTCTCTATCAAAAAAATCTATATCTACATCAGGCATTAGTGTAATTTTCCTTTATTATAATCGTTAAACTTTTCTTTGATCCCGGGTTTAAGTAAGTCTAAAACTTGTAACATTTTTTTATAACCTTTGCTGTATTGAGTTTCTTGATTCATTTCGGGTAAAATTACTTTGCCTACCGACCCGTCGGCTTTTATTACAACAACACTGTCGCCCGCTTCAATATCTAAATGATCATCAATAGCAATATCTACTTTACTCAATTTTTGCCTCCTTGGCTGTTTCGTTTACAAAAATTGCATCGGCCGGATTTGATCTAAATTTGTTAGACCAAAATTCGGGATTTATAAATCGTTGCACCATTTGTAATTGTTCATCCGAAAAAGATTTCAACATTTTTTTACCCGCAGGACATCCGAGGATCAACCATGGAGATATACTGCCTTTTTGTATATGTGAAACTGCTCTATTGGTACTAACTAAACGAAAATAATCTGCCCATTGTACTTTTTGTTCGTCGGCCCATTCCATCATTGTTTTAATAGATCTTTGTAGAGCAGATTCTAAAGGTTCTGTTTTTAAAGTTTCAATCAAGTAAGATTCATATAGTTCATCTCTTGCCCAATGATCTAATTTAACTTTTGATCTTACAATAAAATCTATATATTTGTCTGGATATAAAGGATTGATGTACATAAGATACCTACCAAATTTTACAAATGCATTATAATAGGACGAGTCACAAAATTGTTTATATGTTTTTGGCTTTCCGGTATTTTGATGAACTTCATAAAATTTTTGAAAAACAAGGAATCCATTTTTAACCCATTTTTCGTCCTTTTGCAAATGTCTTCTTTTGGGTTCGCATACATGAACTTGTAATGTTCTTTCTTTTTGAAAAGTTTTATTACAGTATGTACAAGTATTAAGATTGTTTTCCATATGATTCTAATATTTCTTCGAGCTCGGCATCGGTTAATATCTTGTCAAGAGTTTCAATATCGTCTTCCTTCATATGAGGATATATTTCTAATAGTTGTTGCATACTTTTATTAACTGTCTTCTTCATTGGTTTGACCCATGGATGAAACTGTTGTTTTAATCCACCGCACATGGCAGTCAATATCCAGCAGAGTTTTTTGTGTTTGCTGGACAACGTAAAAAGATGTTTGTTAACACACTCGTTAATCATCTCAACATAGTGTTCTTGATAAAATTTATCGCCGGATACAGAACTAGCATATCTCATGATCATATATGGAGAATATAAACTTTTTTCTTTATCATCGATACGATCATAATAATCCTTATTACGAAAATCAACGGCTTTCATGCCATTCCTGAGCTCAAAAAATTTTCTATTTTTTTCTTTTACCATACCGATCCATAATCCAGTTGTTCAGACTGTCTTGATATATCTTTAACAAAATAAGCACACTGGGGATCCTTGCCGTCCTCCAACGGAACTGCTAATATCTGTCCTGATTTTAACTTTGGAAAGTACCATTTTACTTCTTGATAGATATCTTCTATATCAACTAGCATAAACTCGGGTTTGGCACTAGTCATGGGATTAAACACAAATGCTTCAAAGCCTCTATCATTTAAACTAGTGATAGGCATAACAAATAATTCGCCTTCCTCTGGATCACCTACAATCATTTTCCAATCTAACGGCATTTTGATCTTGTAGTTTCCGATAGACAAAACAGCCGCCGGAGCATTAAAAGATTCTAAAAAAATTAAAGGCACATAAAAATAATCTGGATCAGCAGGATTGCTATTATCTAAAACTGCAAATCTCAAATTATCGTCAACATACTCTGGTATTTTTTCTAAGGTATATGTTCTATTTTCTAATGTAAGGATTTTCATAATTTATTTTATCTATATTATAAGGGTAATTTGCCTCTTTGTAAAACTTTTTTCTTTCAGTTAAATGTCTTTTTGCAAATTTACACGAACTGGTTATATCCCAGATTTGTACTGAATCTTTATCTTCGGCTTTTCTTATTCCTCGTCCTATCGATTGTATTACTCTGACAAACGATTTACCAGGTTCTATAAGAACCAAATTAAAAATACGAGGGATATTAATGCCAACACTGGCAACTCCATATGTGGCAATAATAATTTTATTTGTTGCAGTAGATACTTCATCATAGTGTTCCTTTCTATCTATATTTTTTGTTGCTCCCGAAATAAAAGTTGATCCTTTCAATTTTTTTTCTAAAATCTCTCCAGCAGATATTCTATCAACTAAAATTAATGTATTACCTGAACTTGCTATACTGTCAACAGTTTTAGCAATCCATTCCATTCGTGTTTCATCTGTTGTCAGCCATTTTAATTCTTCTTGATAATTTTTAAATGCAGGATGATCTTGTGTTTGTAAAATATTTACATCACATTTTGCTAACACTCCTTTATCTTGTAATTCTTTAGCGGGTATTTTATTTACAACTTCACCAATTGAACATTTTAATCCATAAAATTCAAAATCTGCTTTAGGCACTGTTCCTGTGAGACCCCAACGTATACCACAATGAGCAAATGGTCCCGTCAACATTCTTTTTAAAACATCGGCCTTGGCCATATGTACCTCGTCAACTATAATTGTATTGACATTTTGTATTGCTTCTAAAAATTCAGTAGAGTGATCGTCTTTACTTCTTTTTTCTAGCACATTAAGAGATTGCCAAGTGGCTATTGTGTTTTGTCTTCCTAGTTCTTTGCGATCTCCATAATAAACTCCCACATCTAAATTACAAGCAAGAAAATCGTCCTCGGTTTGTGTTACTAAACTTTTATTTGGAACTATTGTTAATGTTCTTCCGTAATCTTCGACTAGTTTACATAGTGCGGCAGTGATAATTGTTTTACCTGCACCAGTGGCAACTTCTTGTATACACTGAGGATTTTCTAAAAATTTATTAATTATTTCGACTTGATAGTCTCGTAATTCTATCGGTTGTCCTCCACACGGATGATTTGTGGGCCAAGTAATATCACTTAAATAATTTTTGTCTATCAGTTTAAATTCAAAATTATGATTTTCACGCTCGTCGTTAAGGTCGACATAAACATTATGTTCTTCGAGTATTGTTAAAATTTGAGGCACTAATGCTAGATAACTGGTGCCCCCCAAACCAAAAAAACTAACTTTTCCATCCCATCTTCCTAATTTCACTGCCGGTAGATGACGGGCATACGGAATCTCAAATTTAAATTTATTGTGTAATTTTTTACGAAACTCTAATGATAAATCTTCAAATTTAACATTCACTTCATCCTTAATTACTAATTTACATGAACTCATAATTGTTTTATATCAGTTTTAAAAACTTGGTTTTGTACTAATATAATACAATCTTTTTGGAAGGTTATCAACCATTCTCTTAATAGATTCCGACGATGTTGGCCAAAATACGGTATCTTGTAAAGCAAAACTACATTTTATTTTTACTTTTGATTTGATTAGTGTTCTTGGTATTCTGTTTCGAATGATTATAATTTTGGTATTTTTATCTATGTATTTTGATGCCTTGGATTCTAACACTATATTAAACCATCTATCCTGCATCGACATTCTATCGCTCAATGATGTATCTTTACCATAAATGTAATCCGGGTCTCCAGCATACACAAAATCTTTTTCTCTTTCTGAATTATAAACATCTGGTGGATCTTCTAGTGTTACCCCCCAGGCTATTTGATTTACATCATAGTTCATTTTATAAAATGCTTCATACCATTCTTCAAATTCGGTTACTTGTTTAAAATTTTCAAGAAGTCCGCTCATGGGTGCTATTGCTGGAAACATATCTAATTCTTCTAATGCTTTTAAAAAATCTACTTTTGAATATTTTGTTCTATCTATCCACAAATCTGTTTTCATCGATAAAGCAATTTTTTCTGATAATTTGTTATCGGTTAAATCAATTTTAGGTATTAAGGAATCGATTTGTAAGTTTTTTATTACGTCAAATTGATGTAAAATATTTTTCTTTTGATATTCATTCCACCAGTCTACTAAATTTTCATTACCGTTTACTATAGATAATTCTTTATTTTCAAATTTAATACAAGGAGTTTTATATAAAATTTTTTCTTTTTTTATTTCCTCGTAGTCGTCTAGTAAAACAGTATTCAAAATTTTGAAGTCATATCTCACTGCTATCAATGTTACATAATAACAAGTAACTTCGGTGTAAGGTATGATCCATTTTTTTGATTCTCCGTCATAACTCATTGGTAATAAACTTTCTGTTTTATGATTTTTTAAGCACCTTATCAGTCTAATAATCTTTTCATCGTACGGAAATTTTAATTCAATAATTTCTTTCTTTAATTCTTCATCGACATAAACATCAACTGATTTAACAAAGTCAATTATTCTAAAAGGATTTTCGTATATGGGATTGTTTAATAAGTCAGAAAGGTCAATTTGGTATTTTTGAAAAAGTGTGTGATATCTTTTTAGTATTGCCAAAGCCAGTTTTGCCTGTTTCTCTGTCCAAGTATAAGGCGAGTCGGCTAAACTTATCACCGTTTTTTTGTCTTTATGATGAGGTTGAAATCCTTCCCAAAAATACTCATTATACGCTAAAACACGTATAGCGGCTTCAATTGTTGATATAGAAATGTTAGTTGTTTTACGCATGGTAATTTTTGATAATTATATTATAGCACATATGGTAATAAAGTCAACCACCCATTATGTGCGTACTTTATATGAAGTTAAAAAAACAAAAAAAAGTATCAAAATTAGCACTCAAAAAAGTGCGATATCAGGTAAAAAATGCTCTAGAAAAAAGAGCCAAAGTAACGGATCATAGACCAACAGTGGCACAATGTCAGAGTTGGTTCAATATATTAAACAAAGGACTATTTGAGAACTCATTAAAAATGCCTCCTTTTTACATAAGAAGATTAAAGGATTGCTGGGGGCAGTGTATCTGTGCCTGGGACGCTCGGATAGTAAAAGTACCGGAAGGAAACATACCTCATATAGAACATCATTCTATCGAGTATTATATAGACATGAATTATAAGTATCCTACCTGGAAAGATTTTGTTGAAACACTAGCACACGAAATGATTCATTTATGGCAAATGACCATAAAAAAAGACAAGACAGCAAATCATAATAAATCCTTTTACAGTTGGCGTAGCAAACTACAAAAACTTAATTTAGGATTGACTCTGTAAATTCTCTATAAGTTATTAATTTAGTATTGCCTAGATCTGTTCCTGTTTGAGTATTGTACAAGTAGTTTGGAGGATTGTCATGAACAATTATAAAATTACAATAAGGTCGTTGTTTAATTATTTTTCGAAAAGTACTGTACCATTCGGTAAAGATCATATCACTATTTCTTTCTCCATAGTTTTTTGAATCTTGATAAATGTTGTTTAGTTCTCCCTTACCGTATTCTCTAAAATCAAATCCAATTAGGTAGATATTTTTATGACCGTGTATGGCCGCTGTCCATATGGCTTGATTACCACTGGTATAGTGTTGGTTGTACGGGATAAGATTTAATTTTGCTTCTGGATATGCATTTACTTCCAAACTAGGAGCATAACACACAGTTTTTTTATCAACTTCATTTTCTACAATTTCTTTTGTCATTTGTCTATCAACTGTAAACAAATAGTCTGGAGTAAAATCTCTATATAATGCATTACACCCATATGTTTGTCCGGTAGATTTTAATAAGGTTAAATCAAAATTTTTACGACTTGGTCCGTTACCGATACAATAAGCATTTCCCGTTGGAACCGCTTTGACTTTGTCCTCAAAAAAAGCAGTTTCTTGAGTTTTCTTTCCACCTTTTATCACGGTCCTCACAATAACTGTCTCACCTGTATAAGGTTCCCATTCAATCGGATCAATAACACCTTTTCTTTTATCATGTACTATTTTCATAATTTTATTTAATGTATTTTTCTAACAACCTTTCTCTAATTCTTCTCCATGGTATACCGTCTCTAATTTCGTCAGTTGTCCATTCTGTATATGCTAATTTATTTGCCCATTGTTGTCTGTTTGGCATAGCCGGATGTTCTATATCTGTGATTGAACTATTTCCTACGTCATAACATAAACTAGATTCCGATACAAACACAGGTATACCATTGAATACAGATTCCATGGCAGGATTAGAAGAATGATTAATAACTGCCCACGTGGATGTCAACGTTTTTTTAAAATCTGTATCGTCGTATGTTGATAAATCTCTTATAGGACGTTTGATTCTTACAGCGGGCCATGTTTTATTTTTTAATTCAAAAGGATTTCTAGGATGTGGTCTAACCAAGATCGGGCGTTGTGTATATTTTCTTATTTCTTTTATTTGTTGTTCAACCCACACATTCATTTTGGGTTGCCCTACCCATTGGTTACTAGTATCGTGTTGTCCACATATTACAATGACATTTCCAGTTTTGTTCCATGGTTTCATTTCTATATTAAATTTTGGCCATCTCTTGTCATCAAAAACATGATTGGCAAAATCGGCGTCTCTATTAATTCCGTTTATTCCCATTTTCCATGTGACATTTCTTTTGATTCCACCCACTTCTAATACTACTATTGGCTTATTATGTTTTTTAAAAAAATCCCAAACTTCCTTGTTTTTTTCCATTCTTCCCCGCCAAAGCACACTCCATATAACAGCAATATCACAAGTGTTATCGTACTTGTTAATCATAATCTTTTCATTTTTTTCTTGTAGATGTTTTATGAATGCATCAAACACAGGCTTTGAATTTAAACTACCGTATTCTGGAAAGATTGCTATTTTCATTTTAATGTTGGTGGAACTTTTGTCCAGTATTCTATTTCTGTTAAGTTTTTTACATCTGTTAATTTTTGTTGTCTAAAATCATTTTTGGCACTGCTCCCTAATTTTTTTCTTTTTCCTTTCATGTGATCCATGTAAAGTCCAAGTTCGCTATTAACAAAAACATGATGACCTTTTATGCCTTTCCAGTATCCTATATCGTTGACTGCTATGTGTTTTTCTTTTTGATATTTTTTTACAAGATGCCAAAACACATATGAATCATGCCATTCCAATAATTTAAATACTTCGTCGGTCACATAAAGTTGTTCCCATTCGTTTACGAAATTTTGTATCTCATGATGTTTTAAATTATAACCAACAAAACCACATTCCGGATATTTTCCGCCATCCTTTAAATTGGGATTTTCTCTTCCTAGGTAAGTGACCATGGTGTTTTCTGGTAATAAAGATTCAAAAAAGTTTTTTGGTACAGGTCTAAATGTGAAAGTATCTGCATCGACCCATATGACATAATCGTAATCTTTAGAATTTCTTACACCGTTAATAACACAGAACACTTTGTTAGCAAATCGAACAGCCGCCCATAAAAATGATCCTTTGGTAGCATCTTTTCCACCTTTGTCTTTCAGCTCAATTGGTCTTCTTACACCGCCTGGTATTTCTTCTAGTTCTCCGTTGGCGACAGGATCGTGTTTGTGTTTGTTTTTAAAATTAAATAATTCTGGTTCAGCGGAGTTTAAATCAATCCATTTTATTCTTTCATAACTGCATTGAGGCTTTGGTTCTTCTGCATATACTACTATATCAACGTCTGCCGGGAAATTCTGAGCCATACTTTCAATTCCTTTACGAGAATATTGTTCCCAGGTACCCGGTTTGTACGATGTTATTACTTTAATTTTCATTATGATTTTTATATTTAACTTATATTTTTTATATTATTTTTAATTTGATTTAGTCCCGGCCAACTTTTTAAAATTTCTTGTTGTGATATTGGTAATTCATTAATATAGTTTGAACCTCCGCGTCTATAAAATCTTATATCTTCTGGCTTATTTTTATCATTTTTTTCTTGCATTTTAGAAAATTTCGTTTGTTCGTTGGCATAGAGAAATATATTTTTATCAAAATCCCCAAAAATAAAAGTGATTAATTTTTCCCATTCGGTGTCTTTGTTTTTCATATTTTCGTAATTGATAACAAGTTTATTATTGGTATTTTGTTTATAGTGTTCAACTTGCATATTCATAAAATTTATTATGATATTCAAACCCCATTTTTTATCGTGTGCGAAGTCTAAAATATTTTCATATTGTGGTGGTGTAAAATTTTTATATGGAATACTTTGCAAGTAAGGCCAATAACTGAATAACACATCCAACGGATCTCTAAAAAGATAAACAATTTTATTATGTTTCATACTGTCCGTAAAAATAAATTTTTTATTATCTTGTATTTCAAAATACACGTCCCATGGAATATGTCCTGTGGTGCTCATAAAATCGTGTCGAAAACTAATACGAGGTATTCCTTTCCTAGGTCTATCTAACCATTTAGTAAAAGGGACTTCGTATTTTTTTTCAATATAATAACCAAGTAAATGTTTCATCCATGTTCTTCCACAACGAGGAAAACTTAAAATTAAGAAAGCACAACTTTCTAATTCCTGTTCTATTCTAGTGAATCTAGCAAATTTCATAATCCTAATTTTTCCTTGAATCTTTTAAAAACTTTTCCACTTTTGATTTCTTCAGTACTCCATATCTTATAGCCTATATCATATACCCATTGCGTTCGATCAGGAAGTTCTGGGGTTTCTATCATTGTTAGATCTTTATTTGCTACAGGCCAACATAATGCTAAATCCGAAGTACAGAATGTTGGAATTCCTCTAATACAACTATCAACAGTTGCAGTTGAGTTATGACTTATTACTGCATGACAGTTTGCAATTACGTCTTGAAAATTAAATCTATAATATTTTTTATTATCTCCAGACCAACTAGTCGGTCCACTTAATAGTTCTACATCTTTAGGTAGTTCGTTTTTTCTTTTGATCATTTGTGCCATATGATTTGGATGTGGCCTAGCCATCAACGGTCGATTTGTTAACGGTCTGATTTTATTATACACGTCATTAAGCCATTTAATAGGATCTAATTCGTTCATCGACCAGTTGTCTTGTGGCTGAAGAACAAACAATATTGGATCGTTTGTATTAGATTTTCTCCATGGTTCGTATTTGACATTCCAAATTTTACACATATTTTCCCATCTGTCCTTTGGTGAATTATCCGATAAAAAATTTCCATTATTCATTGGACTGAATAAAGATACTCGCCAATGATGTTCGGGGTGTGTTATAGTATTTCCAAAACTAGAAAGAATTCCTCCATCGAATGTTATAACATAAGATCCTTTAGATTTTGCATTATTAACAAGTTCGAGACGTCTTCCTTTTGTGTGATGTTTTTGATTTGTGCCACCATAGCCAAACATACAACAGATTTTTGTGGTTGGAACCATTTCTCCCGGTTCTGTGGGTCCTTCTTTATTTTTGTTTATAATAATTGGATTATCTCCACAAGCACGAATTCCGTCGGCCATGTCTTCTAGTAATTTCCAACTGGCTCCTCTTTTCCTATCTTTTACTGTTCTTCTAAAAATTTCAACATCCATTTAATGTTCTCCATGCTGTTCCATCCGACATTTCATTTGCATTAAACTGACCATAAGCAAGACTGTAAAACAACGGCCTGGGATCTTGATACAATGGTTTTTCAATTTTTGAAAAGTTTTTTTCTGCTATTGGAAAAGCACAATTGTTTTCATCTGTAAATACCGGAACTCCATTAGCCAATGCCTTGAGTGTTATTGAACTATTAAAAGTTACCACAGCATGGATGTCATTCCAGTTGATCTTTTCCTTGTCTGTCATAGTGGTATTTTTTCCTGTGTGTATTATTCCGTCTTTTCCTAAAAATGCTGACGGGTTGTAAGGCTTATCTCTAATTAAAATTTCTCTATCGGTATGCTGTCTAAGAATTTTCAACGTATCATCTAGCCAGTTCGTACAATTAAAAAAAATACCAATTGATTCGGTTGGCGGACAAACTAATATTTTTTTACCGCTTTTATGATAAGGTTTTATATCTCCTTTATACGATTGTTTAAAACGGTCATCGGGTCTTTGCTCTAACATATTTTTAACATGGTTATTTTTTACTATCCTTAGCCAGTAAGGTGATGTTCTGCTTTCTCCCCAATACGGTCTATCCATGTAAAAGAAATTGATTTTATTCTTTTTACAAAATTCCCAAATTAAATTTGTTCCTCTTAAAATACCAAAAAAACAAATAGCGTCGATATCTTTCTTTGACGATATCTCGTTGGTTGGAATTATTAAGGAATCTTTTATTCCTTTATGAAAAAATTCAATATACTTTTCAGTAACTTTCCGGTTGGTATTGCTCAAGTAAATCATTGATTTATTTTTTCTAACACATCTTTTACATTTATTCTAATATTTCCGTCGTTTCTCAAACGTTTTATATTAGAAGGTTTTTTGTCAAAATTAAGTTTAACTAATTCACCTAATATTAGTTTATGCTTCAAATGTAAGCAATAACTTAATACTGGATAAACTTTTTTTGTTATCTGTTCTGGAACACCTAATTCGTATACTTTGGTTCCGGGTTGACACCATAAAAGATTTGTCAAACCGGCACCGTGTGTGCTCATTACGTGTGAAGCCTCTGCGAACACTTTCATCTGTTCTTTGATAGTTAATTTTGATAAGGTCACTATTTCCCATCCTTTCAAGAAAACGAACAACTCCTCGGAATTTGTTAATTTTCTAATAACTGCATCATCTCTCGATATAAAAATTTTTCTGTTGTTAGCACTACTTTTAATTTGTATATTTTTTCTAATCCAGGTCGCCATGTCGGGCACAAGTATGCCGTCTTTGTGATTGCTCATTGTTGGTACTATCAAATGTTTAAATTTCCAAACTGATTGTTTAGGCATCACATGATATTTTATATTGGGAAAAATTTCTTTTACAACACGATTAAAATACTTGCTTTCATTACTTAAAATGAAAACAAAATCTTTTAAGGGTTTGTTACAAACATTTAACACCAATCTAAATTTAGATACAACATCTATCCAGATGTGCCATGGATTTTCTGAACTGGGTTCGTCGATAGGCAACCACACATAGGTTTGCTCTTCGTTGAAAACTTTTGAGACCGACGGAAGATCTATATCAACATTGTCTCCCCATTTTGTCCATAAATTATGTGATTTATTTGGTTTGTTCCTTACTTTATCCAATAAAGGCCATACATGATTTGTGATCAGATGGTTATCATTTGTAATCAAAAAAGGCAAACTATGTACAACACAGTCATTGAACGACCCCACAAATGTTGGATTTGAAACAAACTCTGTTTGTGGTGCTTGTTCGTGATAGTTTACCGAGTAACTTATTGCCGAGTCGTATTTTTGAAATCGTTCTTCAAAATACTTTATGCTGGTAATATTTTTATAAATCATTGTATTTCTGTTAATTATACTATAAAATATACAAATGTCCAAGATAATATTTTTAATAAAAGATTAAATTAATGTTAACAATTTACGCACCGTTTAGTAATCCCAAGAGTAAGGCGTGGGAAGTCTTTAACGGTGTTAAAAAAACATGGCCAACAAAGGTATTTGTGGCCGATAACAGCGTCGAGCAATCTCCTGATACTCCGTGTATGTTTTGGGGATTGGTAAATCATAATCTTGACATGATCAAATACCTAAAAATGTATGGCAAACAAGATTGGTGGTATACAGATGCACCATACTTTGGAAGATTTAATAATAAGAATTTAAAACCAGATAATCATTGGTGGAGGATTTCAAAAAACGGAATACACGTTCCTTTGATTGAAGGTTGTCCTTCGGATCGTTTTAAAAAATTTGACGTTAAGATAAATGACATTAGAAAAAAAGGCGAGCACATACTGATATGTCCGAGCAGTTATAATATGCAAAATTGTTTTGGCGAAAATAATTGGCATGTTAATACTATGCACGAACTTAGTCAGTATACAGACCGTCCGCTTAAATGGAGAGAAAAACCTAGAGGTAGAGGAACCAGTGGTCCGAGTGAAGCAGATGTGCCATTGTCCGAGGATCTTAAAAATGCTTGGGCAGTTGTGACTAGTGTAAGCACAGTTGCCGTTGAAGCAATAGCAATGGGTATACCGGTTTTTTGTCATCCTAGTAGTTTTGCGGCACCGATTACTAATACGAATTTAGCAGATATCGAAAATCCCAACTGGCAAGACCCTACGGACTGGTTCAACAGTCTTTGTTATCAACAGTTCACTCCGGAAGAATTTGACAATGGTGTTGCAGTAAAGATTTTACAGGATCTTAAAATATTATGAAGATAGAGAAAGTTAATAATTTATGGGTACCATCTAATGATGTACACATCGAGCAATGGAAAAACGGACAACCTTTCACACAAAATAAATGTTTGAATAGTTTTATTGAATGGTGCAAGTCTCAACATCAAACTTTTAGAACTGTGTTAGACATCGGAGCATGGTGTGGAACGTGGTCAATAGCAATAGCCAAATATAGTCAGCGGGTTCATGCTTTTGAACCAGATAAAACTCATTTTACTTGTTTGACCAGAAACGTTGCTCCATATGTAAATGTTGATCCAAAAATGATTGCGTTAGGTGATAGTAATGACATGGTATCTCTATCTAATGATGATTTTACACAAGCCAAAAGAATAATCGAAAATGGTAATATACAACTACAAACAATTGACGATTTTAATTTTGATAATGTTGATTTAATCAAAATTGATGTGGAAGGCTTTGAAATGAAAGTTTTAAAAGGTGGTGAAAAAACTTTAAAAAAATGTAAATTTTTAATGATAGAATTGAATAATAATTCTAAAAAATATCAATCGAGTAATATTGAGATTGAAAAATATCTAGAAGATCTAGGATTTAGAACACTAATTAATATTTGGCCGGATAAGGTATTTGTAAATAATCGTATATGAAAATTTTTATAACTGGAGTTGCAGGATTCCTTGGATCTCATTTAGCAGACCTGATGTTATCAAACGGACACACTGTTGCTGGTAATGATAACATGATTGGTGGGTATGTTGATAATGTACCACAAGATGTGGAGTTTCATCAAATAGATTGTTGCGATTTAGAAAATTTGACTAAAGCAATGAAAGACTGCGATATTGTCTATCATACAGCGGCCACGGCATACGAAGGTCTATCGGTATTTTCTCCAGTTTTAGTTACTAGAAATATTTTTGAAGCCTCTGTAACTACAATTACTGCGGCTATTAGAAATAATGTCAAAAGGATTGTATATTGCTCGAGTATGGCAAGATATGGACATCATGACGAATTACCTTATAAAGAAACTTACGAATGTCGACCACAAGATCCATATGGTATTGCAAAAAAAGCCGGTGAAGACGTTTTAAAAAATCTATGTGAAACACACGGTGTGGAATATGTTATTGCTGTGCCTCATAATATTGTAGGACCTCGACAGAAATATGATGATCCTTTTAGAAATGTAATGAGTATAATGTTGAACAGGATGTTGCAAGGTAAACAGCCGATCATATACGGAGATGGCGAACAGAAAAGATGTTTTAGTTATATCGACGATTGTTTGTATTGTTTAAATGCATTGGCATTTAATGATAATGTAGTAGGTGAAGTAGTTAACATAGGACCCGACGAAGAACCTGTTACCATAAATCAATTGGCGGAAGCGTGTGCCAATGAAACAGGTGTAAATCTAAATCCTATACATCATAAAGATAGACCAAAAGAAGTAAAATTAGCAACGTGTTCTTCTGACAAGGCTAGAACACTCCTAGGATATAAAACAACAACAAATATGAGACAGTCTGTTAAAAAAACAGCAGAATATATCAGATCTAGAGGAACAAAAAAATTTCAATATCATTTACCTTTAGAAATTATTAATGAACACACACCCGATACTTGGAAAAATAAATTAATATGATTTCGTTTTGTTGTCCTTCTAGAGGAAGACCCGAATTGGCCAAACGTTTAATTGATACAGCAACGGCTAATCAAAAAAACGAAACTGAATTTCTTTTTTATTTAAATGATGATGATGAAAAGTTAGAGCATTATCGTGATATCATTGATGAAAAACACTATACGATAGGTCCCAACCAATCAACGTGTTACAGTTGGAATTTGATGTGTGAAAAAGCAACCAACGACATTGTGATGCTCATGGGAGACGATGTACAAGTTAAAACTAAAGACTGGGATCAATTAATAATAGAACAATTTAATAATTTTGATGATAAAATTTTAATGGTCGTACCAAACGATGGCAGGAATAAAGGAACAAAACAATTAAGTAATGAAACACAATTATGGGGAGACGAACCTTTGCCAGCGGCACATTTTGCTGTTCATAAAAATTGGACAAACACATTAGGGTATCTTGCTCCTGTTTATTTTTGGCATTGGCATGTCGATTCCTACACTCAAAAAGTTGCACGTAAGTTAAACAGATGTCTTTATTTGCCGACAGTTGAATTCAAAGCAAAAAAAATATTGGATGACAATGCAGGACAGCAAATAAGAAAAAATTTCAATATATCCAACAGAGATCAATATGTTTGGGAAAAAGTGAGATCACGACATCTAGAAAATGATGTGATTGCTCTACAAAAATTTATTGAAGATTTTAATTTGAAAAAAGATTTATAACTTCTTTCTTCCATACATCGGCATATTCACATTCTCGATAACCATCAAACCATGGCCCGCCTTCTGTGTAATGTAATATTTTTGGTTTGCCGTCTTCGGGTTCTTTGTACCAACCAACTAACCAATTGTAATGATGTGGTAAAGAGCCTATTTCTGAATCTTCCAACCAACTAAATCTGTGTAAGAATTTTGGAGTTTGTTCGTTTAAAAAATCTGTGGTTAGTATTTTATTTTTTGGATGACCACAATTCCATAATACCATAGAACTCCAATTTTTTCTAGGATACACTGTTTGTAACTGTCCATCCATTTTTGTTGTTTCTTTTGGTTGGTAATCGTGTTGTACGCACACTACCGCTTTTGAATCATCGCAGTATTGTTCTAGTTCTTTTGTAGATACACGCCATACAAAATCACAGTCACAAAATACTGCCCAACCCTTGTAGTCGTTTAAGTAAGGTACAAAAAATCTTGTAAATGTAAATTCTGTAGAGGCAAGTTTATCTTTTTCTCTGGTGTAAATTCCTTGTGCTCTCATCTCATTTTGTTTAAGAGGAATTACTTCTGCCAAAGAATCTCTTCTTTTAATGGAATGCTCACATACCTGATATGCTATATCTTCTCGAGAATCCCAACCCACATATACTTTTAAACTCATACTATTATATATCTAAATAAGGATAGACTTCTTTCCAGTTTGTGTTTCTTCTACGATCTAATTGATCTAAAAAATATTTTAATTCTTGTATTAACTTTTTATTTTGTTCATCTGGTAAAGAGTTTAAACAACCTGCCATATATTTTTTGGCATTTTTATTATTTTCATTGTCTTCTGGCATGATATCTAATATTTTTTTAATATCGTTTTCCCAAAATTTTTTCCCAAAAATTTTAGGATGCATCCATTCTCTTCCATCAACAAATGTAATTTCTTGATTTATAGTTCTTATTTTTCTATATTTTTGTATTATATTAATTAAATCCGGAATAGTACGCATGGTTAAAGCAGTAATGACTTGATTGGTATTCAAAAAAATCCATTTTTGATTGACCGTATATTGGAATAGTTTTTCCCAATGATCCAACTTCAAACCAAATCTAGCGAGCCCGGCTTCCTTGCCCCAAC